TGCACCATCTGGAAAACTATTAGTTGGAATATTAATACCAGGTCCGGTTAATTTACATCCTTCAAATCTATGTCTTCGTTGACCTATTGTTGCAACAGAAATTCCTGCAGATATATTAATATTTGTACTTAATGGTGATATACTTCCTGTATACATATCTATAGGACGCATTTCTCCTTGTATTTTATTAGATATACCAGATAATAAAATATCTTTATTATTTAAGATTGCATTAATATTATCATACGAAGTAGGTATTTCCGGAGAAGCATTTAAAGAAGACGTATAACTATTATTTTTTATTTCAACTGGTTTACTATATACCGCTTCTTTACTTCTTTCTAATAAATTTGGTTGTACTAATAATCCTTTAATTTTATCAGCTCTTGCAGGTAATACTTGATCAAGTTGTTTAAAAAATGATAAATCAAATAAAGTAAACATATTGATAAATGCATTTAAATTATTTTTTCTACTATATTTTTTCCAATATGATTTAGAAAATTGTATTAATTCTGGATATGATTTTTGAGATTGATTTTCTGGATCGCCAATATATTGATCTAATCTTACATATCCTAACTGTGCTATTATATCTTCATCTATAGTTGTTTGTGGAGAATAAAATACTCCTAATTTATTCGAATCTAATGGAGCTTTATCATATTGAGATAATGAAGCTCTTGTATCAGAACTCAAACTACCAATAAGTTCATTAGATTCAATTCTAATTTTATTGTCATCATATGTCCCAGCTCCTATAGAAATGCCATCATAATAATATGTTTCTTCTAACGAATCATATGGAGTATCAGAACTCCATCCTATAAATGAAGCTGAAATATTTGATGTTTTTGGTTCTACACCAAGTAAACTTCCAGTTTGTGAATGATTAATATTTTCATTTAATGGAAGTCTAAATAATAATTCATCATATGAACTAATATTACCATCATATGATCCTGGAGCTTTTGTGTGATTTTCAAACGGAGAATCTTGCAAGCTTGAAGACCACAATCGTAATTCTTGTAATTGTCCTTTTAATCTTGTCGAACCTCCTAATGTCAATGTTCCTGTATTAGAAAAATTTCCTGTTATTGATGAAGAAACTGTAGCTACAATTTTTCCATATTTTGATTTTTGTACTAATAACTCTAAAGTTCCAGAAGATCCACTTCTTAATAATGTATTTAAATATTCTCCATTATAACATTCTATTTCTGAAGTTGCATTTCCGTTAATACTCAATGTTCCTAATGTTCCACGAACAAAATCAATCGTTACATCATATGATCCGATTGAATATAAATTCATTGAACTAGGAACTGTTGGATTATTTAATACGTCATCTACTTTAAATCGTAATTCAACAGACTTAATTGGTTGATCATAATCAACTCGTACTGTCCCAGCATTATTATTAATTAAATCTAATGAATAATCAAAATTTAATTTTTCATATATAGGCTTTCTATCTATTCTAGGACCACCATATTCTTTAATTGTAATTAATGATTGTGGTACTCCATAACATGCTAGTAATGCTTGAATACTTCTTTTAGTTCCTTTTGATTTTAATAATCCTGGAATATTATTAACTATTCTTCTCCATACTTGAAATGTCATTTCACGACCTGGTAATGACTCTTCACCTACAGTATTAGATCCAGTTAACGGTGTTCCAGATTCATTTGTTCCTAATACATATTCCCATAGATTTTGATATTGATGTCCGTTTGTTAATGTCCAACCAAATTGTTTTGCTACTGAATATAATAATTCATTAGGCATTCCAGATTCTGGATGTTCATCTCGATTATTAATTTTAGTCATACAATGAATATACGAATGTAATATATCATAATGATGTCCTAACATGTTAACAAACACTTCAAGTTGTTCATTATTTTCATCTAATAAAATAAATTCTGGAACTGCTTTTGTTAGTCGATTATTATTTCTTAAATCATATAATGAAGCAGATTCATATAATCCTGAATACCATGATTCAAATATACTACTAGTTACTGAATATAACTGATATGGTCTAGAAATGTTACTTTTTGGAGATGGCGTTATATAACTACCAGTTAAAAAACCAACATTAGGATTTATACTAGGAATATCATTACTAAATAATCCAGAAGAAGACTTATAATATAAAAAGTTTTCAAATTCATCAAATGTTCCAATTAAATTATTATATAATGAAGTATAATCATTTGCATTAGTTACCGCAGTGCCTCCTGATATATTTGCAGATGATGCTGACTGAGCGGTATAATATTCTAATAATTCTAATTTATATTTAAAATTTGATAATCGTTCAGTAGCTGAACTATAAAATATAAAGTTATTAAAATCTGTATAATCAATATTTAAATCTATTCCAGACAACGATCCAGAAAAATATGAATCAATAATTTGTTGAGATGTTTGTAATGATGATCCTAATAATTGATTCCAATTTTTTAATGATGTTTCAGAAGATTGTATTGTTTCATCATATGCATCCCAATTGATACTATTTAATACATTATATTGTATTTCAATTTCTTGTTCGGATAATGCTACATTATCAATATATGGTAACTGTGTTTCACAAACAACCCAACATTTGAAATTTTCTTTGAATATATCAGTGTCTATTGGTTTATATGTTTTAATAAATAAGTATTTTCCTATAATAACACTATTAACAAAATGTATTGTTTGATTTTTTCCAAAGTTTAATAAATAGTTTTTACTTGTTTGTGTATTAAATACTGTTTGATTAACATTATTTATCCAATCGGTTACTTGTAATAAATGTTGACTATTTGTTTCATCTAATAATCGTAACCTAATTTCTGTTTTATCAGCTGAAACTTTATCAATTACAAAAGAAGGATTGTCATAACTTCCAATTTTATTTTCAAAGAAATTAACAGCAAATTTATAATTACCAGAAGTTAATTGTAAATCAGAGAATTGTTGATATACATCTAATGTATGAGCATTATTTAAAAATATTGGATTGTTATTTTCATTAATTTTTTGACCAGTAAATGCAGATAAATTTACACTGTTATATTTTCCAGTAATCCAATCCTCTCCGGAGTATATATGAAATTCTGTGTCATGATATCCAGTATCAAATATATATTGTTGGTTATTTCGTAAAAATATATTACGATCTATGTCCCGGTATCTATAACCTTCTAAAGCATTTAAGCTTTCATTTATTTGTTTGATATTTGAATATTGTGTTATCATAATTAGTCAAATGGCGGTCCTAATGGCATTGTTATTGTAGTTAAATCAGGAATTGTTTCAAAATGTATTGAAGCGGCTACTATATTATAGCTTGATACTATTCCTGGAGTTTGTTGATATGTCCATCCAATAAAATATACATCTAAAGGAAAACTTGTAGACTGATTATTTAAAAATTGTATTTCAAATTGTTCTCCTGTATTAGGAGTAAATCCATTCGGAAATATGTCAGTTATATTTAAAGCCCATCCTCTATAATTATCTCCAGGTTTTTCTGGACATAATAAATCTACAGAACTAGTACCACTTTTATTATTATATCTATCACGCAATTGATTTGTGATATTTGTTCCATCATGTAACAATCTATATTTAGTACCAGTTTTAGTAATATTTAATGTTACTTTATACCATATGTATTTTCCATCTCCAGTTGCAGCTAAACTTTCTCCATTCATACCTACATAAGTATTAGCATAAGTTCCAGCCATTTGACCTAAATTACTTATACTATAACTGTCTTCAGATCCAGATAAAACAGTATATCGATAAACAGCAGCTCCTGTTGAAATATATTCTTGAGGACTTACAAACGTACCAGTAGTGTCAAATTTCAATCTTTCGCCAACTGCAACTGGTACAACTCCTTCATTAATAATTACATCTTTTACCAATGATGCAGCTGTAGCTACCGTACCATCGCTTCTATATGGTCCGAATGGATCATTATCTGAAATAATATTATAGTTGCTTAAATCACTTGTAGTATTATTAAAATTTGATATAGAAATGCCAATATAACTATTTGCTGCAGAAAATTCAGATGCAACAAATTCAGCATATCGAAGCATTCCTAATTTTTCTCGAATGCCATCATATTCCATTCTTCCAAATTTTGGTCCATTTATTGTTAAATTTTTTCCTGCAGGAATTGTAGTTGGATCTCCATTGTTGTAAATTGAAGTTTTAAAACTAATTTTGCCATAAACATTTCCTTCTAGAAATGCATCGTCTGGTGTATAATTATCTCCAGTTATATATCCGTCAAATACAGATATTGGTACTGTTGTTACAGTAACTTCATTATATCCACTAAAATTATTTTCTCCTTCATCCTTACCAACAATTGTTCCTGCAATATTTGCAAATGGCGGCAAATTATTTTTCAATGCCCAAGTACTATCTGCAACAATTAAAAAAAGTCTTTTCTTTCCAGCTTGTACATAATATCTATTAGTTGTTCCGGTACTTGGTTTAATTAATTTTCCGGAATATGGATCATTATTTATTGCAGCATCAATATCAATATCTAATATTGATTCGTCAAATTCAATATCGTCGACAGTTGTTGATATTTGAGCTGGAAATTTAAAATATCTAAATTGAGTGTCAATTGCAGATACTATCGATCTATTTGTAAAATTATTACTTATATTTTCAATTACTAGTAATTCATTGTTTTCATTTTCACGTAAAGATATATTACCTTTAGCATCCCTAGAATTTACAAATGAAATATTTGACTTATATAAAGATCCACTAATACGATATTTTTCATATTCAGCTAATTCTGTTAATGATGGAACATATGGTTGAGGTTGTATAGAATTAGAAGTAACTGGAGTCGTATTATTTGATCTTCCTACTAATGCTGTACCGACAACTGTTGTTTGATTTCCAGAAGTAATTGGAATTAATTTTATACTACCACGATCGTGGATTGCTCCGGTCATATAATCACCATTTGCCATGATATGATATGGACCTATATAATCAGCTCCTGTTGTACTAAGTGTAAATTGTCCGGAAACTGCAGTTTGTACAGTGTTTGCTGGCGCATTAATTCCTTGTGGACCTGGAGCATAACTTCCTCCTTGAGAAATTCTTGGATATAGTTTTAATTTTTGTATCAACATGTTATCTTACTACTTTAAAATATAAATCATCATCGATAAAATCTTCATAAAATCCAGAAACAACTTTAAATGCTAATCTATAATATCTTTCTGGCATTAATCCGGTCATATCAATATTGATAAAATTACTAGTTGAATCACAACTTATTTTTGTATATTGAGAATCATATGGAACTATAATTTCATCTGTTGCTGCGTCTATAATAGAATATAATGTATTAGCTGGTAAATATTTTACTGTTTGTTGTGGAAATACATTTGTTGGCGATTTTTGTGGATATTTATCACGAGCATAAATTCTAATTTTATTAACACTAGTGTCTTTATATTCTTTTTGTAAGCTAGTATATATTTTATATGAATCAATATCAAATTCTGTTAAAGTACCATTATTAAAAGTTGATTTGTCAAATAACATTAATATTCTAGGAACATATATAGTATGAGTTTCTCTACTAAAAAATCTTATATATCCGGTTTGATTAACATCACTTTCATCAGCTTCAGAAAACTTTAAAAGGAATCCGTTATTTGGAACTGTAACTCCTCCACTACCACTTATCCATGTTTTAACTGCACCTGTTACGTCCATATTAATATCAGTTGGTCTTGTGCTAAACGATTCTGAAATACCTGTGCCAATTCCTGGTTGGGTATAAAATGATTGGGAATAAAAACTAGAACTATAAAATCCATCTGATATTTGATAAAGCCAACTACCACCTTTACCAGATCCAGATGCATATAAATCAGTTCCAGGTATATTATAACTTTGAGACCCAGATGTCCAACCACTTCCAGATTTTGGAGTATTCCAACAAACACCATCTGTAATAGCTGGGTTACTATTTTGAAATCCTGTTCCATTATTCCATGAGTCAGTAACTATGTTTGCGTCTATTGTATATTGAGCTGGTAAATTTTTTGCATTAGTAGTATATAATTGCAGCATAAATTTACAAGTATCTAAATCAACAGAATATTTTTGTAATGCCGTAGTTATTTCGTTCATATCAAATTGAACTATAAATCGAGAATCTAAATAATTCTCGCCAGACGTTGATAAACGTTTTCCAACTTCTAGTATTTCGTCAATACCGGTATTATACGTAGGCAATGATTCATATAATGTTGCGTCAGCTGATGGATAAATAATTTTAAACATATGTTACCTTAAAAATTTACTACTTTACCTTTTATATCACGATTTAAATATTTTATTTCAAAGATAGCAGGATCAAGTGGAGGATATATTACTCCTTGTTTAGTAGCAGATGTTATATCATACACATTCCCAGAATAACCTTGGGCAGTATCAAATTGATTTTTAAATGTTACTCCAACTACATTTTGAACTCCAGGAACATTTCCTATTTCATTCATTACTTCTGTTTTAACAATTGGTTGATTTATTTGCCATCTATCAATATCAAAATATTTTTTCATTGCATCTACACAATTTAATAATACTTCATTTGAATTATAATTATTTCTTATAATAATTTCAAAATCTAATGCTATATTAACTATTAATGCATCTTGTATATTTACAGCATCTGTTAATATTCTATAATATGACAAATAATTTTGTAAATTAGATTTTATTGCATTATTGAGTTGTGTTAATTGTTTTGATCCATTAAATCCTAATACATGTAAATTTAATGCTAATGGATTTGCAACTCTACTTGAAATGAATTTATTTTGAGATAATTGATCGTCTGGAACAATATATGCTTTTGATACACTACCAAATTTTGATGGCATTGCATAACATCTAATAATATAATCATCTTTTGTTACTAATCTATTCTGAGTTGCAAAATTAGACATTGCATTATTTTTTATATCCTGCACTGTATCAGCACTTTTACCACCAGAAGAAGGATTAGGATTATTTACTGCTAAACTACTTTTTGCAAATCTAATCATACCAGCATTAATAGTTGAATTTGGGTCATCATAATATTCTACAAATTCGACATCTGTTACTAAATCAGATGTAATATTATCACTAACTCCTTTACCTGTTGTATAAGTAACTGTTAATGTTGTATTTGAAGGAGCTTGTCCATATGTTCTAGTATATAAAAAATTTGAAGGATCTATATCAACATTAACTCCATGTCCCATTCCTTGTAATCCATTTCCTACATTTTTAGGATTTGGAATAATTTCTTCATCATTATTATCACTAATACCAGCGCCAAATTGTATTTCTAATGTATTATCGCTACGCAATCTTGTAATAAATCTTTTTGCAGTTTTCTTTAGTTTTAAAAGATATGGGGATGAATCTCTATACTGAGCAAAATCAGGATCATTTTGTATTAAATTTGGAACTTCTTCAAAAACCGTGTCTTGTCCCAAATAAGGAACTTCTGTCCATACATCACCATCTGATTCAGTAATGCTAATAATATTAATAATATTAGTATCTGTTATAACAACTTTATCATATTGTTTAGGAGATGTAAAATTAAATGTTGCTGTTTTAACTGCGCCAGACACCGCAGGAACTTGTTTTTTTAACAAATAATATGTAGGTTCATTAGTAGATTCATCACTTTCATATACGGTTACTTCGGTTGGATTTATTGACGAAGAAGTTTCAAAATCTACTTCTGTTAATGTTCTAAATTCAACAGATCCATTATTTTGTTTAGCTCGCAACCCAGATTTAATTGATAATGCAAATGTATAATCTGGTTTATTATTAACACCGCTACCAATTGCAGGAACTAATTGAAATACGTCTAATGTTACATATGAAGGAATAACATTTTTTGCATTATATCCTAAAGCTTTAGCTAAATCATATATATTTTTTCTTTCTGATGCTTGTTCTAATAATGATTCTTTTAAATTATTATCAGCATAATAACTTAACACATCTCCAACATATGCAGCCATTTCCATAAACAACATTCCAGGTGAAGATTCATTAAAATCAGTGTAATCGTTTGGAAAATATTGCTTTGTAAAATCTATTAGATTTTTTCTAAATTGACCAAAATCTTTTCCTAAATATGATATATCTTTTGTTACTTCCATATAATCCTTATTCAATTTTTACAATGCCATTTTGATCTGCAAAAATTATTATAGTTTGTTCAGATCCAATTCCAGTAACTGTAAATCCAATTGATATTTTTATATCATGAGTAAGATTATTATCATCTTCAAATGTAACTATATCTAATTTAGATATGTCAATATATGGTAACCAAAATGCAACTGCAGATGTAATTGTATCTTCGATAAAGCTTTTTAATTCACTAGTTATTGGTTCAAATAATACATTTAATAAATCTGTACCAAAATTTGGTTGTTCAAATCGTTCCCCTTTTCTTGTTAATAATAAACTTTTTATATTTGTTAATGCTTGATCATTTGTTGTAAAACTTTTTACAAAAATTCCTTTGCCATTAAATGGAAATTTAACTCCAATTGCGACATCCGGATTTTTAGTTATATCATTAGCTGTTACAACTTGATATGCCATTCATTACCTTTTCTTTTTATTATCAATTGCTTTCATTAATGCAGAATAATCTCGTGTCATTGCTTTTTGTATTGTAGGATCTACTTTTAACGACTTACCAGATTCTGGATCTGTCATAACAGCAGTTTGTTGAATATTTCGTTGCATTCCAAATCCTTGAGCATTTGCTGATGTCATTACTATATCTTCTGTCATTAAATCTTTATAATCACTAGCATTTTTATGCTCTGTTAATTTACTAGTTTCATTTAATATATTTGCAAATTTTGTCTTATTAAAGTTAACTGAATTTTTTGTAGTTCGAACAACAGGCTGAACTGTCTCTGTAACTTCAGTATCTTCTGTTATTGTATTAATCGTAGACTTTAATCCTTCTTGTAAAATTTCTGTTAATTCTTGTTTTATAACAGAACGTATTTCTTCTTGTATAACTTTTCTTAAAGTTTTGATAAATTTTGATTGTTCCATTCGTTCTTCTTTTTTAATAAATATTACTATTAATAATTTACGGGCGTTCCCCACCCATTATTTGTTTTAGGTCCGTATATATGTTGTCCATTTGTATCAACATAATAATCTCCTACTTTTCCTAGATCATCATTTGGAGGTACTATACCTTCATATGATTGTGCAGGTGCTTCTTGTAACGATGTTAATAAACTTTGTTGTGAGCTTACAAGATTATTAATAGTATCTAGATGTTGTTTCATGTCAGATACCGATACATTTTGTTGTGTATAAAATTCAGTACCTATTGTATAATCATCATGACGACTCCCGGTAGATCCCCAACCGACACCATTTACATTATTATATCCTTCTCCTGACCATATCCATGTTCCTTTTCCATCATCAAATGGAGATTTGGGTGTAGGAGGCACACCAATTGGCGATCCTAAATCACCAGATCCAGATATTAATATCCATGAACCACCAGGATATCCTGGTATAGAATCACTATAATCTAAATTATTAAGAGCATTTTGAAGTCCTTGTGTTCCAGATATACCTATATCATTTGCATTTTGATTACAAGCTTGTCCTATTATATTTGCAACAGGAACTAAACTTTCAATAAGTTCATTTAAATTTGCATTTATTTTTGGACCTAATCCTTTAATCAATTTTTTAACAGCTTCTCCTGCATTTGCAATAGTTAAGTTTTGAGCTAATATCAATTCTGGAATAATTACCATGGGAGCAGTTAATGGATTTAATAATTGAGCAGCTTTAATCGTATTTGCAATTCCAATAATAGTTTGTAGCCCAGATGTAATTTTATCAATAATTGGTATAATATCTTGTAGTTTTGTTATTAACTTATTTACCTGTTCGATTCTTTTACGTAATGCCTCTATTCTAGGATCATCACATTTTATATCATCAGGTAATGCTACCGCTTCTTGAATTGCAATAGTTACATTAAATGTAATATTATCTAATAGGTTGGAAACTTGATTGTCTATTATAGACGTCAATTGATCTGGAATTCTTGGTATTTTATTTATTGGTGGTGTTAACATGTTATTTATCTAAATAATGATTTTTACTATTTATATTTCCTAATTTTTCACGTAATGTAAAAAGTTTGTCTAATTGAATTGGAATAGAAGTTATACCAGCTGGTGTATATACTACGCCGGCGACTATTATATTTATTAGCTCAGACAAAATATTTTTTAATTCATCCCCTTTTACTAACGGATGGTTTGCTGATTCTGACCCTATTCTTAAATCTGGTGTATTTAATGTTATTCGATTTGGCGTATCTAATATAATAGAATCAGATTTAGCTCGTAATATAATTCTATTTGCATCACCAATTAATTGAGATGTATTAAAATCATTTAATGATCTAGATTTTGTTAATCCTGTTGATAATGAAATTGTATCTAATTTTTGAGTAGATGTTAAATATATTGAAGCATGATCATTATCAAATGATTCTACTATAAATTCTTTGTTTGGTTTATTGGAACGGCCATTTGATATAATAATTATAGGATCTCCATTCTCATTTCCTGACCATGACGGTGCAATTGTATAATTATTTTCCTTTACTGTACTTCCTAGTCTAATACTATTACTAAATCTTCCTTCTACTAATAAATCTCCTTCATATGGTTGTAATGGAGAAATTTGTTTTTCTTCAAATGATTTTCCTAATGGTTGATTATAAACTTCATTTGGATCTTCTTGATCTCCACGTAATCTAGAAACGCCTGGTAATGCATTATTATTTATTGCAGATTGTATAGAGTATGCTGGTAAATAATACCATTGATTTCTTTTCTTCGAATTATTAGATTCTTGTTGTAATCCGCTAAATATAATAACATGTTCACCATTTAATGGTATTTGTTTAATATTTGGATTTGCTGGCCTAGCAGATAATATTCTTGATTCTAGTTCCCCATACGTTTGAACATCAATCTTAAATAAATTATCAACATGTTCTGTTGAATACTTATAAGTATCTTCATATGTATTAACTACTTCTGCAAATTTAAATGTAACTGTATTATTTAATGACATCGTTATTCTCCAAAGTAGATTTTACTTTTGATATTTTTTCTTTAATTTCTTTAGATTCTTGATCGATTTCATCAATTTCATTAGATAATTCTTCTTCGAAGTCTTTACTGGCCATATCTAATAACTGTTGTTTTTCATCATCACTTAATAGAGACGATTCTCCAGATATAGTTTGAGTAGTTGAAATATACCGTTGTGTAATAGCAGTTAGTTTTACTAAATGATCATCATTCTTTACTGCGACGTCTAGATATTCTTTAATTAATGGTACTATAATAGTAGCATCCGATGCATTTCTTATAAGAGGTTGTAATTGTGCTATAAGTTGATTTATTTGTCTATCTTTCTTTTTTGAATTATGATAAACATCAGACATTAAATCAGCAAAGCTTGTTCCTTTAAATAATTCTTCTTTAATATCCATAATAAGACCTTTTAATAATAAATATCAAAAAGGTAAATTCACAAATTCAGTTTTTTCATATTCAAGAAACTTTTCAGAATATATTTGTTTTAAAACTTTAATAACTCTAGTTATATTATTTGTTTGTAGCCCCGTACGCTCACGTATAAAGACATATAAAGCTTTTTTGTTATATTGCTCTATATTTTCTCTATTCTCAAATATATGAAGAATTGAGTCAGCAACATGTATGTCAGATTGATTTGAAAAAATAAAATTAATATTGTCATAACAATATTGTATATATGAATCCATGAATATTTTCAATGTTTCCTTCATTTCGTCATTATGCATTTCAGTTTGCACATTACGCTGTTCATCAACATTAATTGGCTCTGTCATTTTTTTTAATTTTGCATACCCTTTTTGATTTTCTGCAATTAAATAATTAAACGAAGTTCTAGTATAATATGAATAAGCTTTACCATGTTCTGGATTAAATTTATCTAGCCTCATTGTTAAATAAGTAACTAAATCAGTTTGTAAATCTTTAAAAGATGAATCGATATAATCACATTTCATTTTATTAATTAAATTTTCTGCTAATTTCATATAAGCAGGAAATATAAATCTTCTATAAATTCGTTCTTTTAATACTTGATTATCTGTACATCTATTATATGCGGATATTGAATATTCAGTTATTTTTGTCCAATATCTATTACTTGCTTTCTTTTTCCTTGGCATTAAATTCTTCCTGTAAATTTGTTACTACTTGTTTCAATTGACTAAATACAGTACCTGTTTCGTCATCTGCTTCAAATGCTCCCCTACTGTCTATATTATTTAATGCGTTATATGAATTTTCAATTTGATCATACATATATTGAGACATTTCTTCTAATTCTTCGATATATTCTTCTTGATCTGCAACCTTATCGGCTAATGATAATGCTCTCCATACAAAATATATAAGAGTTCCTGACATTAATATAATTGTTATTATTTCCATGATTAGTCGTTAAATGTTTTAAATATATCTGTTATTGATTTATCAATTTCTGGATTTTGTTCTGCTAAATTTTTAATAGCTGTTTTTTTAGTAGCTTTTGTTTTAGCACTAACTGGGTTAGGAGAATTATTTTTATATGATCTCCATCTTTCATATTCTATTTGAGATGCCATATGATCTGCATGATGTAATAACAATGGCAAATTAGTTTTTAATTTAGCTTGTGCTGATCTTGCAATAAAATATGGTTTATTAGCATCATCATATATACCATCATGTATCCTAATAGCTTGATATTCATTCCACGACATTTGAACTTGATATTTTTGAAGTAAATATATTGAAAGATCTGGTACCATTGTAAAAGGAATATTTTCATTATGCTTATACATTCTTCCCATATTCTTTCTATGCCAATCAGAAGTTTCTACTTGATATACTTCTCTTCCTTTGCCTGGAAATCCACATTTACCTAAATCATGATG